ACTCCGTGGTAAACTTCCAACCCCGGTTGGGGTAGTTAATAACTTCGGATCCCCCAACCGTTTAAGCGAACTTAACCAGCTTGCTAACCTGGGAGTAAACATGGTTATTAACCGTCATGGGGTTAATATGCTTTGGGACTTTTATTCAAGGGGCAGCGATTCAACCCCCGAGAAATTCCTCACGGTGGTGTTTACCAAAATCTATCTCAAGAGGACTTTGGTTCCTTACCTTGAAAGTTTCTTGGGAGAGCCCAACGTACCCACAACATGGAGTTCCATGTACCATGGAGCTAAGAAGTTCCTGGACGGTCTTTTGGGTAAAGCCTTTAACTCCTACTCTTGGGTTGGAGACCAATTCGCTCCTAACGTAAACACCCTTAGTTATAATAACTCAGTGGATGTACTCCAAGGGAAATACAAGATCCAGCTAACAGCCAGTTTGGTAGTCCCAATGGTTGAAATCACGCTTAACTTTATCATTGACAATACCTCAGTTCAAACTTCCTAATCTTTAAAACAATGGCAGTAAGAGTAGTAAAAAATCCACGGAAGACTTTTAACTTCCTGGTAGAAATTAAAGGATTATCCTTTATGCCAGTATTTGGGGCCCAAAGCGTAACCCTCCCCGATTCGGAGGTAGAGGACGTTGAACATGGGTTTGGAAATACCGTTCTACATACCGGGGGACTTATTAAGCCCGGTACCCTTAAAATCTCCCGCATCATAAGTCTTGGAGCTGATTCCATTGCTAATAAAGAAAGTGAAGGCTTTTACCTTTGGCAGCAGTTGGTCCAGGATGGTAGAGCTCAGTCGGGGGGAGACCCAGATGACTACAAATTTACCATAGTTATTAAGGAGATTGCTCCCAGTGGCTTTGGAGTAAATGGTTCTGAAGAACCCATAGTTATATCTGTATATTCTGCGGTGGGATGCTGGCCACAAATGATTAACGGCAGGGAGTATAAACTGGGCCAATCAGAAAACTTAGTAGAAAATGTTGACCTAAAGGTTGACTACTTCTTCCCCGGCCACGATACACCTTAATCTTAAAACCAGACAAATATGAGAACAGAATCCTTTATTATCCCCTCTGGGATAACTTGTACTATTAGGGAAACCAACGGCTCAGATGATGACATTATCTCCGCCGTTGGAGATCCGTCTATTCAAATAGCTAAGTACTTGGCCGGGATAGTATTATCCCTGGACGATGAAAAAAGAATTACCAGTAAAACCATTCAAAGCCTGGGTATTAGGGACAAGTACTATATCCTTATAAAATCCCGTATCCTATCCTTGGGGGAGTCTTTAATATTCACCCAAGACTGGGGGCCCGAGGTTGGTAAAGTGGAGTATGCTATAGATCTCAGGGAGTTTATCTGGGACTACACCACCGGCCCCATACCATCTTTCGGTGAGGTGGGTTACTCAGACCAAAGGATTGCCCCATACCCACAAGATCCCAAGCTCCCATTCGAGGGTACAACCCCAAGTGGATTATCCTTCAGGATGACCTTCTTAAATGGTGATGGGGAAGCTATGATGCTTAAGGTTCCAGACTCTGGGAGAACTATCAACCTTAAACTTAAAGCTAGGAACCTGGAAGTTTTTTCCAATAACCTATGGATGAAGGTTGAAAACTTTTCCAACTTATCTTCCAGGGACATGGCTTATATCCGTAAGCTAATGGACGAAATGGATCCACCAGTCGAGGGCTTAGCAGAAATCGAACACCCATTATCAAGGGAGTTGGTTAAAGTACCTTTACTGTCGATCCAGGATTTTTTCTTTCCAGTGAAGATCTTGTAAGAGATTTTCACACAGTAAGCCTTGGTAAATTTAACATCACCTGGATTGAGTTTAAATCTTTACCCATATCAGAACGTAAAAGGTTCATTGACTATTCCTTAGAGTATATTAAAGCTATTTCCCAGTAATGCTATTATCCGCTACTTCCGGTGCTACAAACAGTTCTGCTGGATCCATAGATTTGGGTATTCGCTTCTTTCTTCAAGACCAGTTTTCAGGCCCCGTTGAGAGGATGAAAGCTGGTATTGGTGATTTAAAGAAGGAGTTTAACTCATTTCAGGATAACCTCCGAGCTGCCCGATCTTTTTACTCCGCTGGAGCAGCTATGGGGATGGCTGCTACTTATGGGCTTGCTACGGCAGTTAATGAAGGAGCAGAATTCTTGTTCCTTCTCCGTAGCGTTGAAGCTATAACAGAAGCCTCCGTTAATCAGATGGAGGCTCTTAGGAATAAGGCTGTTGAAGTAGGCCGTGAAACTATTTTTGACCCAAAAGATATTGCGGGTGGTATGAGGTTTATGGCTATGGCTGGTCAAAAAGCGGAGACTATTAGGAATACTATTGGAGCTGCTTCTAACCTTGCGGGTGCTACCCTAACTCACCTTGAAGGAAAGATGGGAGCAGCGGATATCCTAACCAATGCTTTAAAAGCTTTTGGGTGGGAGGACGCCCGCTCTGGTCAAATGGCCGATATTCTAACCATGGCTGCTAACTCAGCTAACGTTACTCTAACCGACTTGGGTAACTCCATCCGGTATGTTGCAGCTACCTCTCGTAACCTAAGGATTCCAGTGGAGGAGACTACCGGGTTCCTAATGTCATTGGGTAATGCGGGTATCCAGGCTTCCATGGCTGGTGTTGCTACAGAGAACATGTATAGGTATTTAGCCATGTCTCTATCCAAGTTCCCAACTAAAAGGGCACAATCCGCCTGGGCTTCAATGGGTATAGATAAGAGCCAGCTTACTGATTCCGTTGGAAACTTAAAACCCGTGTACGAGATCCTGGGTATGATAAAATCCCGTATCTCCACTATGGGTTCTGTTGAACAGCAAAATATTATCAGGGATATTTTTGGAGTTCGTGGTCTTAGGGCTGCGGCTACTCTTATTAACAACTTGGATGAGGCTGTAGGTTTTATACGAAAATTACAAGACCCATCTACTGCTGGTACTGCCCAGAAGAAAATGGAAACCATGATGGACTCCCTAAAAGGAGCCATTGACCGTGTAAGATCCAGTTGGGAAGGCGTGATAGTTATGTTCACTTCTGCCATTGAGGGTCCACTTAAAGCCTGGTTATTTGGATTATCCAAAGGCTTAGGGATTTTAGAAAAGTTTTTTAGGACCCCGTTTGGGAAATTTACAGCTATGGCTATAACTGGGTTAACAGTGGCTGTAACTCTAACTATGTCCTTGAGGGCAGCTTTAGCAGCCCTAGCTTATACTTTCAGGACCCTTACTGTTACTACTTCGGCCATGGCTTCATCCGTTTCTAAGGTTGTATACGCTATGACTGGAAGGGCTTCAGCTTATGGGTTAGTGGCTGGGATAATGGGTGTTCCCAATACTATGAAGGCCATGCAGAAAACCCCGGGCTACGCTACCACTCAAGCTATAGGTAGGAGAGCCCCAATGTTCTTCTCCCCAGTAGTAGGAGCAGTATCCCCCACCAATGCTGCTTTAGGAGCTAAGTACAGGTCCCTCAATACCGGTAGGTTTGTTTCTAGCGTTGGAGTATTGCCCATGGTTGGAGCTACCTCCAGGATAGGGGGTGGGATGCTTAGGGGCTTATCCATAGCAGGTAGGGGTCTAATGAGGTTAGTGGGTGGGCCTTGGGGTATCGCATTGATGGCTGCATCCTTCGCTATCCCATGGTTAGTGGATAAGCTATCCAATAATACCCAGGCTGTTGATAAAAACACCGAGGCTATAATCGATGCCAATTCAAAGGCTACTTCATCCGAGTATTATGCTTTAATAGCAAACTACAAGGTAGTGGATGTAGTATCTAAAATAAGTACCAACCTTGAAAGGTTATTATCAGATAGAAAAATTGATATGAACCGGGTAACTGAAATCCTTCAAAGCCAAGACCCATCTCAATGGTTAGAGTTACTGGGGCCGGCAATGGTGGGGTCAGCTAACCCACTTATCCTTGAACCCCACTAATGACCAGCTGGAGACCACCTAATATACCCAACCTGTTAGAAAATAACAGAGGGGACTACACTTATAGGTTTAGGGAGCCTTGGGATCTAGGTTTTAATACTTTTAGGAACCCAGCTCTAGACCAGGCCTTAATACGTGTTAATGGGGCTATAAATGACACGTTTATAAGGGAGCTATATCGAGCTTCTAACAAGCCAGATAACCCTGGGAGTTTCCCAGAGAAAAAGGTAAATACCCTGGGACTAACGGAGCTTCTTCCACTACCCAGGGCTAAAGACTCTGGCCTATGGATCCGTATATATCTATGGGGAGA